AGCAGATGAAAAGACCTACAAATGTAGTTAGTCAGACTATTCAGCTAAAGATGTTAAAGATATACAATAGAGTCTTTAATGATAAGAAACAACCAACCTCTTGTGGGTCTTGCTTTAGAAGTACTTATAATGCATTGAAACAACTTATAGATGAGTATAACCAGTAGTTGGAAAGAAAAAGATTTATTTGATTGGTTAAGTAAGAATTGGTATCCAGACTTGCTTAAGAGCAGAAACCCAATGAGTAGATGGGATTGTTATTCTCCTCATAAGAAACATAGAATAGAGCTGAAGTGTCGTAGGAAACACTATGACACTTTACTCTTGGAGAAGAAGAAGTACGATGCTATGATATTAGAAGTAGCTAAACATAAAGATATACCTGTGTATATTAATTCTACTCCAGAAGGTGTTTGGCTTTTTAATCTGCTATTCATTAAGAGAGATTGGGAAACCAACTATCTAAACCCAGCGACTACTCAGTTTGCAAATACAAACAGAATAGCTAAAGAAGTAACATACTTAAACATAAACGAAGGAATAAGAATACTATGAATGATATGCAATTAAATTACTTGAAGACAGTATTGCTATCTCAGTTATTATTGGAGGCCAATGAAGGCCTCCGATTAACTAAGCAATACAAGCAGAATATAAAGCAACAAATCAACAAGCTGAATCAGATGTTGGAGGAGGTTGTTAGAGAAGAGTTCAACACAGTTTATGATACTGATCCAGAGATGGTGACTAACATCTTAAACAAGATAGAAGAACTTATGGACAAGATTAAAGGCTCATCCATAGATGAGCTTATAATGATTAACTCTGTAGTAGATAAATACCAAGAGAACAAAGATTGGTTCAAAGAACACGCAGAAGCAGAATTCCTTAAAATAGATTAATATGCAACAAATAACATACGGAAGATGGAAACACGCATACGAAGCGGGCAAGAAGACGGAAGAACACTTTAAAGACCTTATGATTTCAAGAGGGAATGAATGTGTTAAGAGCAGTATGAATGATGATATGTATAAGCACATTGACTATTATGTCAATGGCTTTGGTGTTGATGTTAAAGGTAAAAGAAAGCTTAATTCTATATGGTTGGAGATTGTTAATGTACACGGATTTCCTGGATGGCTTAAAGGAGAAGCTGACTTCATTGTTTTTGATATGTTAGATTTAGGTGCTTACTCTGTTTTCAGAAGATTGGAACTTTTGGAACTTACTTCCAACGTTACTGAAACTACAGCTAACAATAAGGATTATATGAAAATATACGGTAGAGATCAATGGGGACAAAAAGATAAGTTGATACAATATAAATTTGACCACATAAAACATTTAGAAGTACAAAGAATAAATTATTAAATATGAGAGGAAACGCAATCCATTACGAGGCCACAGGAGATTATGATGTAATAGACTTCTGTCAGCACTACAAATTATCATTCAACAGAGGCAATGTTGTTAAGTATATTGCCAGGGCTGGTAAGAAAGATGACGAGCTACAAGACCTATATAAGGCTAAAGATTATATAGAAAGAGAGATAGCTTTTGTAAGGGAACTGAGAAACAAAGAAGCTGATGCTATCAAGGAAGGAGTAGTCAGTCCTTATAACTACAACTATAAGGAGAGGCAATAGCCTCTCTTTTTTTTCACTTATGTTTGTTTATTAACAAATAATGTTTATATTTGCGTATAACATTTAAACAAATAACAATGGAAAAAGCAATTGAAGACTTAGAGATGATATCATATCATCTCAGAGACACGGAACAAATCTTTGTTTCAAACTGGATTGACAGATGTGTAGAAACCATTAAACAGTACAGCAATGAAAGAGTATGATATAACTTGGGAAGGACTTGTATTTACTGTTTGTGGTATATATGAGCCAGAAGAGAAGGAAAGCTACTTTGAGCCTTATGAGAAAGAGAGATTTAATATCTCTGGCATTTATTTAGGCGATGCTTGTGTAGACTTTATGTTGAATGAAGAGACAACAAAACAATTAGAAGAAGAAATCTTAGAAACATATTACAGATGATAAAGTTATTAAATGGAGAGCTTTGGGAAGAAGAAGCTATACTAAAGAAAATGTATGATGATAGTTTTTACTATGGTCATTTAGGAAAGAACGCTTTGAGCAGTTCTGCTGCGAAGAAGCTAATAGATAGCCCAAAGGCTTATCAAAAGAGCTTGTACAGCTCCAGCAATTCTCAGCCATTGAGAGATGGTAGGCTTGTACACCTTGCGGTGTTGGAGCCACACAGGTTAGAAGAGTTAGTTGTTATAGATGGAACCAAAGCTATAAAGGCTTTTAAGGAAGCTACTGCTGAACACGGCCCAGAGACTGTGTACACTAAGTCAGAGATGGACTCAGCACATTGGATAGCCAAGGCTGTTAAGAATTGTAATGAAGCTTACAACTTATTAGATGGATGTACCTTTGAAGCACCAGCAATCAAGATGCTAAACGGTTTACCATTCAGAGGTAAAGCAGATGCTATGAAAGGAAAGACAATTATTGATTTAAAAAGCACAAGTAAGGGAGTACCTAACTTTAAGTGGAGTGCTAAGAATTTCTCTTACGATCTTCAAGCTGCTCTATACTTATCTTTGTTTGATGCTGATGAGTTTATCTTCTTAGTAGTTGACAAGGATACTAAAGACATAGGTATATTTGAATGTAGTGGAGACTTCATAGAAAGAGGTAGAGAGAAGGTGAGACAAGCTATGAATATTTATAAGCACTTCTATATAGATACAGACCCATTGGATTCTGTACGCAATTATGTACTTAAAGATGTACTATGAGAACTATAACCATCTTGCTTAGTGGATTGACATCTATAATGTCAATCTTAAAGACAGTAGAGACAAATAACAATCCAGACTCTATAGGAGATAATGGAAGGTCATACGGCATCCTACAGATACAGAGAAGCGTTCTAAGCGATGTTAATCGTATTTATGGTACTGATTACCGACACAAGGATATGTTCTATGAGGAAGCTTCTGAAGAAGTATTTATGTTGTATCTTTGTTATGGTAAAGAAGTATTCCTTAAGAAGCATTGTAGGTTCCCTACTGAAGAGGAGATGGTTAGAATGTGGAATGGCGGAATATATAAGGGTTATAAATATAACCAAACTAAAAGCTACTACCAAAAGTATTTAGATGTTAAACAAAGAATTAATAGATGAGTTCTATCATATGGCTATGTATGATTTAGCTCACGAAGTAACACAACAAGACTTATATGATTTGCTCAAGGAGTACGAAAGGAAAGAGATGTACGAGCAATGTGCTGGCATTAGCCGAGCATTGAATACTTATAAGTTTGTTAAGGACTATTACACAATTAAAGAAAACAATGATAAGGGAGACTTTATCCAAATAGATTTTGAACAAGATGGAGATTAAATTAGATTTTATAATTGATACACTACAGAACAAGACAGGTCTTAATATTAGAAAGAGAACACAAATAAGAGAGTACTTTTTAACAAGAGCTATATACTACAAACTTGCAAGGGAATATACTTTTCATTCACTATCTAAGATAGGGGCAGAAGTAGGTAAAGACCACGCTACTGTATTGCACGGAATAAAGAAGTTTGACCTTGAGATGAAGAAGTACTACCCAGAACTTTATGAGTTGTATACTAACTTTAAGTTAAGATACCCAGTAGAGTTGTTTAATAATGATGATGACATTCCTGCTCCAGAGGAACTTACTGCTATAGTAGAAAGGATTAACAGTATGGACAATCAAATAAAACAAAAGGATGCTGAGGTTAAAAGGCTTAACTTAGAGATAGACTTGATGAAGCATAATGGCGAGGACAAGCGTAGCGATATAGTGAAGCTTGTCTCCGAAATACCAGAAGACCAATTACCTTTGTTTATGGAAAGAGTTACAGCAATGGTTAGGATGATGAATACTACTACTGCTTAATGGCTAAGAGAAAAAAGGTCAACTACAAAATAGATAGAATGAACTACGAAGCCCAGCAATGGTGCTTTAAGAATAGTTACAGAATATACCCAGTAGTTGTTAAAGATGGGTTTAACATTCACATAGATGTAGGCCACAAGCATTATGAGATAGGTCAGCTCCTTAAGGAAGCTGACTTATACCAAGAGATATGGAACTTATACC